TTTAATTGATCCAGGATGTCCCCCAAATATATAAACATCATTACTCCCGACAACAAAGTGTTGACCATCATACTCTTGTACTGCTTCAATTGTTTGAGCGCCATAGCTATCTGTAACTGTAGAAAAAGAAAAGGGTATAGTACTGCTACCTGTTTGTTCAAGTGAATGAATAGAACTATTAGTGTAAATATACATCCTACCTTGCAGTTCAGCCATGTCTTGAACAGTACCTGTTGAGGATAAAGTAAACTCATCTGCTGTATTTGTTCCTGCAGCAAACGGATTCCAGTTAGCTGGCACTGCTCCAGGGGCAGCAACATCAGAAGTTCTTACCACACCAGCTAAACGCCTTACAATAACCGTATTAGTATTATCATACTCTGTAAGATTACCAGCAACAAGAAGATTTTTATAAGCCCTAATAACGCCACAACGTACACGAACTACATTAGTAGACCGCACTTTACAAACAACAGTATCACCACTTTGTATCATAGAAACACTAGGGGTAATGATTGTTGTGTTAGTCGAAGCTTGGTTTGAACAAGTAAAAGTAGTTTGATTATTACCATCGGCATCTGCTGAGTTACTGCCTAATGAACTAAACTTAGCATAGTTTCTAATTGTATTAGTAGCGCTATTAATAATAGTAATTGTTGCTTCTTGTTTACTAAAGTCTACTAACTGACCTAGGTTAAAATCTAATGTTTGATTAGCTGGATCCCATACAGAAGAAGAAATCTCTTCATTAGAATAATAAGAATCCCAGCCAGGAAGCTCATACATATCTAAGTTAGCAATGTTAGTGTTTCCAGGGATATCCTGAACATACAGTGGTCTTTCAACTCCATTATTAATAATAAAAGTAAAGCCACCGTTAAATAGTGTATGTTGCCAAACACCACCTTGGGCAATCCCTGACTTTAATACTTCAGTAGTTTGCACACCGTCATTCTTTAATGCGTGTATTGTATCAGTTGATCCGTTATTAGTTACTACAATGTAATAACCAGTTCCAGGATTAAGATTTGGGTTATCCCAAAATGCTATATAAATAATAGGGTTGGAGAAGGGCGTTGTGATTGCCTCTTCTCCTTCCATTTTTCTAACTGCACCATCTCTAAAGCGAACATTAAGACAGTCTGTAAAAATGTTTTGCCCAAGAGAAGCGGCAGGTAAATCTTTTACTACACCTGCAGATGCTATATCATTAATAGGTACGACTTGACCTGCCATTTAACTCTCCTTGTTATGAGCACTCTTTCTGGCCTGTAAGCGGGTCGATAAAGCAAGCTTCAACCTTTCCCGTTTCTTTAACCATTTCCTCATTCGTGCTAAGTACCTTCTCTTCCGTTTCCACGGTTTCGTTAAAGATACCGAATCGTTTTCCACTGATCCTGAACGTAGTGCATCCCTTCGCCCCGCCCTTCCAGGCATCAACATACACTTGTTTAAAATCTTCATATGAGACATCATCTCCTACATTACAAGTTTTAGAACACGCTGAATCAACATAGTGTTGAGACAACAACAACACTGCTAAGTGGTCTTGAACTGAAATATCAGATGATGTCCTCCCTTCAACCCCTCTTGCATACGCATAGTCTTCTACACGTTCAACACGAGGTCCTTCAAATGTTTGGATTGTTCTATCATAGTAATGACTAAACACTGGCTCAATACCACCAGTAACATTATCTGCTACAAGACTAATTGTCCCTGTAGGTGCAATAGATGTTAGGTGGCTATTACGAATACCATATTCACGAATGTCTTTTTTAACTGATGCTGGAAGTGTACGTATAAAGTTAGACTTTAAATACTCTGGACGGTACATAGGGAATGCACCTTTTTCTTTTGCTAATAAAGCTGATGCCCTATAACAGTTATCACGTAAACATGAAAATACTTTTTCTGACCAATTAAGAAATTCTTTAGATGCGTAAGGGTACCCTAGAAGCTCACCAGCGTTAGCTAGTGCAGTCACACCTAGCCCCATACGTCTTTTTGCTTTAGCTTCGTCAGACTGTTCTTTAAGAGGGTAGATAGTACGATCAACAACATTATCCATAGCACGTACTACATGTGGGATATCTTTCTTAAACTGTGTAAAGTTAAATGTATAGTTACCATCACTTTCATCAAGGTATTTCACTAGATTAAAAGAACCTAGTAGACATGCACCTTGCGGGGGCAACGGCTGCTCTCCACATGGGTTAGTGGCTTCAATGGTCTCACAGTACCATAAATTATTCATCTCTTGTATACGGTCAATAAACAGAACCCCTGGCTCTGCCCAATCCCATGTCGAGTTCATTATCTCATCCCATACCATAGAGGCTGAGAGTGTGCCACGAACTACACCATCAAACAAAAGCTCGTACTCGGTATCGTTATCCAAGGCTTCCATAAAAGCATCTGTAATCCCAACGGAGATATTAAATCCGGTGAGCTTATCACTGTTACGTTTAGCACGAATAAAGTCAAGTATGTCAGGATGGTCAATACGAAGGACACCCATTTGTGCTCCTCGCCTGTGACCAGATGAAGCAATGGTTTGACACACTGCATCAAAGATACCCATAAAGCTTACTGGACCAGATGATTGACTATCCAAAGAGTTAATGTGATCACCACGAGGGCGAAGCCTACTAAAATCATATCCAATACCACCACCTTTACGCATAGTTTCTGCAGCTTCTGCAGCACGTTTCATTATCGACTTCATGTTATCTTCAATAATACCACTGACAAAACAGTTAAAGGCTGTAGTAATACGTTTACTACCCATAGCGTTTTGTACACGACCTGCTGGTAAAAACCGCATATTACCAAAGATATCTTCTAGTTCTAATTGATGCTCAGGATTATCGTTTAGTGCCCCTGCCATACGTTTTACTTTGTCATCAAAGGACTCTCCTTCTTGACGATATTTCATAGCATCAATCTCTTCTGAAATAGAAGTAATTGGCCCTGCGTATTCTGTGTTTCTCATAATATATCCCTCAGGTTATAGTGAATAGATTTTTCCTATAAGGGGTATATGCTATTTTACATTTCTCATTCTTTGTACTAGGCGATCAGCACGATTGGTAACTTGTTGATACCATTTACTATCAACCATTTCAATAGCGGCTCTATGCCAGTCACCAGCATCTACTGCTGTCTTCATACCTTTAAACTTACTAAGTCTAGGTCTGCCCATATTAAACATCATATTAGCAATAATCAATTGGACTTCTTCAGGCAAAACATTAAAGTTGGAGTATAGTTGTGTGCACTCCGATAGCACTGTTTCGACATCACTAGCGAAGCACTCATTGACTCTATCTTCTGAGACTGGCGTTCCAACTGGTTGTCCATACTCAGGATCGCTATTAAGAATAAGGTGACCAATACCGTGTGTAGAGAGACCAAGATGATCCAAGTAGATTTCATACCGTACTCCTTCATCTACCTTTAACTCTTCTCTTAGTTGATCTATATTCATTTTGTTAACCCTTGTTTCTTTTCGTAGCTACGTAAACCACCAATTCCCAACATGCCCCCTAAGACGGGCAACAACGTGCTCATATCAAACTCAGGTAGGGTAGGTAGTTCAGTGCCTGTTAGGGCTACTACAAAGAGCAGAATGGGCTGTAAAACAAAGTGGTAGGCAAAAGCACTCGCACACACCCAGCCAACTGCTGGTCTCCAGCCACCCTTAAATACACTACCACTAGCGGCCTCTGCTTTGTTAATTTCTAATTGAGCAAGTAATGCCTCTTGAGCGTGTCGTTCACCCATTGTAGCTAACTCATGAGCAATCCTAGCTTTTTCATCTGCATCAGGAATAAACTTATCTAGTAGCCCTGTTACCGGACCGATTAAAGCTTGTATCATTATAGCATACTCCCCTGTAGTTTATCACAACGGAAATTCATAGGCATTAAATCACGCCCTTGCAATTCCATAATGTCTTTACGCATTTCAAAAGCTCTAGCTTGACACTTTTCACGGGTTGCATAAGGTCCACGCGTATCATGGAACTCCCAACAGTCAGTAGGACTTGCAATACTACAAGCTAATACTAAGACTTTAAACATAACATTCTCCTATTACCTATTACCGTCTAAAAGGAGAAGCTCTAGTCTTTGAATGGCTAATCTCATTTCTTGTATAGCATCTTTATCTGCATGGCTTACTTGCATATTACTTACCGTAATAGAAAGATCATATGTAGTCTTTAAGTTCCAACCAGCTAATGCGACAATTAATGCCATTAAGCCAGTAATAATTTGTTTTTCCATTATAAATCCTCATATGATATTAACTGCTACTACAGCTGCAATAATTACTACAACTACAATGGCTATTACTAATAATATGTTTTGAAATAATTCTTCCATCTCTTTAGCTTTTTGTATTTGTATTCGCCTAGCTTCCATAGCTTTAGCTTTTTCTTCTTGTAGTCGTCTAGCACGTTCATCTACAATAGACTTCCAGGTGCCGTGACCAAACCTCATATCAATTAGAGTAGCTACTTCTTGCATTTTTTCTTTAGCAAGACGAGCATCAATAACCTCAGAGGCAACGCCTCCAATGCCCCCGAAGTTATCCATACCTGATTTCTTATTTCTTTTTTGTTGTACTTGTTTCTCGCCCTCAAACAATTTATCTACATAGCTAGCTATATCAGAGACATCATTGGCAGTACTAATAATACTTTTAATACCGTCAACAGCGCCTTTAACAAGGGCTATGCCAGCCATTGTTTCTGCGATCATTATAAGTTCCTCACATTTTCATTAATAGAGAGGCTGCAAGACCAACGACTATCACCGTTGATCCCATTATCATTGCTTCTAAACGCCACATACGTTTGTCTAACGTTTCAAGTTTGTTATGGACCATTTCGTAACGTACTGCACATTCTTTTTCATGAGCTTCTAACTCTAACTCTACTCGCAACTCTGGGGTTATTTCTTGGTTTAATCGCATTTAGGCCTCCAGCGCTGTAATTCGAGCTTCTAGTTCTTGTATAGTCTTCACCAGCAACGGCACCAGCTTAGACTGGTCAATGCCCTGATAGGCGGGATTACCTTCGTCATCGACTGCATCCTTAGTGCCAGTGATTGCCTCTGGTACAACGTCCTGAACTTCGTGCGCTAGGAAGCCATCGACAGGAACAGCATCATCACCATCAGCAATCCATTCAAACCTTGCTGGCTTGAGTTGCTTGAGGCGGGTGGTTGCATCCCAGTTGTAATCAACTGCGGTCTTTAGGCGGTAGTCCGATGAGGTGTTGTAAGCGGTTGATGAAGCTGATACAGAAATTGACCCAACTTGATTTCCAGCTTGACGGATTTGTATTACGTCACCCGTATCCACGTTTCTGTTAAAAAGAGACCACGCACCATTTACAGAAGAGAATATTCGTCCACTATCAGATATAGCTGCACCTTGAGTTGTGTTGCTCAATCCCGGCGAGGTTGTTGCGGATTGGTTAAAAAGCAGATTTCCTCCTGCATCAATACGCATACGTTCCACTGAACCAGCGCTTACATCAACAAAGCGCAACCCATAATTGTTTTGCTGAATGTTAAATGTGCGAGTGTTTCCTTGAATACGAACTGCCGCATCACCACTTGCATTTTTAATGTGGAGCAATTCAGATGGTGAAGTACCAATGCCTACGTTGCCGCCTTCTGTATTCAAAGAAATGTCATAAGGGGCATTACTATTTATGGTTGCTCCTTGAATATTTAACAGACCGTTTACTGTACCTATTTTAATTTTAAGGTTATCCGCAGAGTTTTTAAACGCAGCAACGTATTGGCTACCAGTGTTGCCAGTTACTTCAACGCCTGTGGACGTAATCCGCATTTTCTCCACTGCGCCTTGTGAAAACAGGAGATTCCCTGACGAACCATTCCAACGCACACTACTATCGTAAGTTCCAGCACCTGTTGTTAATGCAGTTCCTAAACCAAACTGCATTTGTCCATTTGTTCCGTCAGATGCTTCAATGACTCCTGTTGCCGTGACACTGCCAGTTACATCAACGCCTGCGGCTGTGGTGGCTATTTTGGCCGCGTTGTCGTGGTAAAGAGTTGCCGCACCATCATCTGTAAATCCAGCAAGGTTTTCACCACCATCCGCAGAGCGAATAAACACGCCGCTAGTTCCTTGAATATACAGTGACCCAGTACCAGAATCTGTTATGAATGAGTTACTACCATCGTGAGTGATGGTTAAGTCAGTACCAGCACCAAAAACAGCACTGTTGTTGTCACCGAAGTTAATGTCGCCAGAGGTCGTTGCACCGTCCATAGTGACTGTGCCAGTGACATCCACGCCTGTGGAGGTGGTGGCGAGTTTAAGTGAGTTGTCGTGGTAAAGATTTACTGCGCCGTTGTTAATTACTCGCAGTCCGTATTCTCCACCGCCATTAGCGTTAAGACTAATTGCATTACCATTTGTGTTAATTACAAGGTCGCCAGTGCCATTATCAATGATGTAAGAATTAGAACCATCGTGATAAATCTGAAGGTCACTACCAGCACCAAAGATGGCTTTGTCACTATCGCCGAAAGTCAAATCGTCTGTTACAGAAGTAGCGCCTAGCGTTTTATTAGTAAGCGTTTGCGTACCTGTAAGTGTAGCTACCGTAGCGTCAATGGCAATATCATCAGCGTTAGCAGTAATGCCAGTACCACCAACTACATTAAGAGTAACTGCACCTGATGCGCCTCCGCCTGTAAGTCCTGTTCCTGCGGTAACTTCTGTAATGTCACCTACAGGTACAGTTGCTACTTGAGTATCAACATAAGCCTTAATACTTTGTTGGGTAGCTAATGCAGTTGCACTATCGCTGGTCATGGTGTCTTCATCAAGAACACTACTTACAGTTGTACTACTGCCTAGGTTAATACTATTAGCATTAAGGGTTCCTTGGAAGGTTCCTCCGAATACAGAGAAAGTATCATATACAACGATCTCTACAATGTCTGAAGCAGTAAGGGCAGCTAGTCCAGCAATTGTATTTGTTGTGTTAACGTTGTAGTCAGTACCAGCAACCAATAGCACACCGTTAAGGTATACATCTACATAGTTACCATCAGCGAAAATTAGGGTATCGCCATTATTATCTGCCCCTGATAGAGATGTTTCTCCTCCAGTTGCAGTATAGAAGTATCTACTTCTAACTGCCTGTGAAGGCGTTTTACCTAAGTATGCCATTTAGCACTCCGTATTACTGTTCAGTTTCTTCTGCTTGAGGCTCTAGTAGCTGTGAGAGTGTATTACCAAATACAGTCTTAGCTGCTTGAATCTGATCTAGTTGAAACTGTAGGTTAGCCTGTTTACTATTAAGATCCTGCAGCTGTGACACTAAATACTTTTGTTCTTGTGTAAGATCATCAACGTTATATTCTGTTTCATTAATAGTAATTTTATTTTCTGTAGTCATTATATTCTCCTCAAAGTTTAATAATTATGCTGTATATTCTTGACCAGCAGCAATAGCTGCATTAGCCGCTGTCATATCCTCATCGGTCCAGTAATCTTGACCAACCAAAATTTCAAGGCTGGAAACATTTACCGCAACCATTTCAGTCTTGTTGATATGAGACCATTTCTTTGCAGTGATTACTTGCCCCTCAATACCCATTTCTTCATTTGCCGGAGTTGTAGCAATAACAATATCCTCATCAGCAATTATGCTATTGATAATTTCAGCAGAGTTGAGCATTGAGGCATAGTTATTAGCGATTTGTTCTGCTGTGATTTCGTCCATTAGTCTGCTCCCGATAGAGTGCTGTCTTCTGGATTAAACACCATACCTGTTACAGAAGAAGAAGTTACCCATTCATTTATTTCTTCTCTTGAAAGGTCATAGGCTTTTTGAACATAAATTGCATCAGACGTTCCATCAACAAGCGGTATTCGCTTATCAATTATGAATGAAGTGCCTGTTCCGTTGGTACATTCTAGCCCAACAAGTTTATTGTTTTCTTCGTTTATAAATTTATTCACTGTGTATTTTATACTCATTGTCGTTCTCCTTATGCAAACCCAGCAGTGTGCATACAAACACCGTATACAATAGAATTACCCCTGCGATTTTTAACATATATATTGTGTCCACTAACAATAACACAACTAAAACCATCAGTGTCAGTTGTTGACCATACGCCGCTTGTGCTGCTAATTATGGAAGAAACATTATAGCCAACGTGATAGACTGCACTAGCGCCACTGCTTCCTTCGTAAATACAAAGTATTCCACCACCAGCAGTTCCACCGCTTATAGTGAAATAACTTTCATCTGCTAATTGTTGATTTCTGGCATTTGAAAATATGCCCATATAAGACCCATCAGCGTTTCTTTTGCTAGCCGTAGCTACTCTATTTGGTGTAACCCAAAAAACAGCATTGCCAGAGCCATCTGAAAGCACCACGTTATTGCTGCCTGTCCGAATATCTAAATTATCGGCGTTGCCTGTGTAGGAACCAACAATTACATTGTTATTACCACCCTGCATATAGTAGCCGGAAGCAACACCACCAGCAGAGCCAGTATTACCTATGAATGTGTTCCCAGAACCTGTTGTACTATATCCAGTGTACGCGCCAATAAAGGTGTTGTTATTTCCGCCCCCAACGGAATACCCCGCCTGAACGCCTAACGCAGTGTTGTTGGACGCACCGGTTTGTTGCAAAAGGGCTTGATGACCTATGGCGGTATTAGCAGTACCGGTGGCGCTAGTGAGAGCTTGTGCGCCTAAAGCCACATTGTTCCCGCCGGTTTGATTTAGACGCAGGGCGTGATATCCAACAGCAGTGTTCCAGCCAGTTGTAGTTAAAAAACCAGCTTGTTCACCAATATACACACCGCCGCCAGTTGTGTTTAGTACCTGACCAGCTTGGCTTCCAATAAGTACGTTTGAACTGGAGTTCCCTGCAAGATTTTCGCCAGCCTGATTTCCAATGATTACGTTTCCATTGGAGGCATCACCAGTTGATGAAAAGCCAGCGTTATAGCCAACAAGAACATTTGAACTGGCAGTGTTATAATAGCCAGCTTGCGCACCAACTATTACGTTTGCAGCACCGTTTACGTTTTGTGCGCCTGCGTTGTAGCCCATAATGACGTTTGCATATCCAGCATTTAACTGAACTCCCGCATAACGCCCCATCAAGACATTTCCATAACCTGAAGTTATATTATATCCAGCTTGCATTCCGACAGCGGTATTCCAATATCCAGTTCCACCAGATTGCATATTTAACGCAGCATAACCAACAGCAGTATTTTGTTCTGTGGTTGCATAATATCCAGCGTTGTGACCTACAGCGGTGTTGTAAAACGCATTTGTGGAATAAAGAGCTTGCGCCCCTACAGCCGTGTTGAAATTTGCGGTGGTGTTGCTTTCTAAAGCAGAACGACCCACAGCCACATTGCTGGAACCAGAAATGTTATCGTACAAAGCGTACTGCCCAAAGGCAGAGTTTTCATTGCCATTGCTGTTTACTAATAGTGCTGTATATCCAGCAGCGGTGTTGCCCTGTCCAGTGGTATTCGCAGTCAGCGCACCAGAACCAATAGCCGTATTGTAACCACCGGACAAATTGCCATCATCAAGCGCAGTATCACCCAACGCCACGTTGCCTGTGCCAACAGGATAGTTACCGTCCAGCTTGATTGTGCCATCTACATCAATGTTAGTCATTGTAGGTGCAGTAAGTGTTTTATTTGTAAGAGTCTGAGTGCCTGTTAGTGTAGCTACAGTGCTATCAATGTTAAGTGTAACTGCACCTGTTGTTCCACCACCACTGAGACCTGTACCAGCAGTGACCTCTGTAATGTCACCTGTAGGTACCGTAGCTACCTGTGTATCTACGTATGCTTTAATAGATTGCTGGGTTGCTAGTGCG